GCGATGGCGCCCATCACGGCTCCGAGGAACCCCACCGGAGCCTTGGTCGTATTGCGCAGCTGCATGCGGTGTACCTGCTCGGATGCCGACTGTCCGAAGATGACGCTCACGCGGCTCGACTCGCAGATCGCCGTAGGGATTTTGTTCAAGTCGATCTGACGCCCCGCAGTGGTCTGAGCCCCCGTCGTGGAGGGGTTGGCACAGAGAACGATCGACAGGGGCTGGTTCTGCGCGGCCATGGCCTCGGCCTTGTCGTTCAGGCTCATCACAAGGTTCAGGTTGTAGGGGTCCGCCTCGCCGCTTTGGCGCCACAGCGGCTGCTCGGTCCATACGCCCAGTTGATTGATCATGCCACCTGCGGCGCGCTGCATGACGTCGATGGCGTCCCAACTGGTCGAGCAGTCGGCGAACATTACGTAAAGTTTGCCTTGGCTGTCCACGCCGCCCGACATGCGGAAGAACTCGCGGATGTGGTAAGCCGG